CTAGTAACTGATGAAAAAAACTATATACTTAATAATTTTGGTTTAATAATTTCAGAAAGAATTGATAAAGATACTAGTGATTTAGATATTGAAAATATTATACATTTTTCTGATATTCTTATTGGTGGTTTTAAATTTAATTAAGGAATAACATGATATATACTTCTTATTTTGCAAATCTTAAAAATGTTATTAATCCAATTGCTATTTGTGGTGGGTCACCAGATTGGTATACAGGTAAACAATATAAAAAACTAGCACCTAGGTGGTTATTTTTTAAAGATTATAAAGATGGTAAAATAACATCAGATGAATATGTAGTATTATATAATGAATTAGTATTAAGTAAATTAGATCCTCAAATTGTATTAAATGAATTAATCGCCTTAAATGATAATAATGATACTTTTACAATGATTTGCTATGAAAAACCTACTGATTTTTGTCATAGACATATAGTAGCCGATTGGTTATCGTCTAATTTAGGTATTACTATATGTGAAACCAGTAAAATAAAAGAAATTGATGATCGCTTTTTATATTTAGATTTATTATAATAATGTATTATATCTTATAAAAATACTTAAAATAAACATTGAAAATATAAATAATTAATGTATATTATATTCTTATGTGATCTAAGGATATAATTTGTTCAATATATTGTTTGATAAAATAGATGAAAATTACGCATCGTTTCGTGTTTATGTAAATGATGAAAAATTTGCAAAAAGTGTAGAGGGTTATTTATATGCATCATTAACCTTTTATGATGATTCAGTAAAATATACATGGGAAGGAAGGGAAGGCTTTAAAAGTAGTAAAGTATATTTTTATGATAGAGAAAATCACAAATTATTAATAGGATTAGTACCTCGTGCGTGTAAATTATTGCAAGCACAATATCAAGATATTCATATATTAGTATCTAATAACCTGAAAAAGATATATATACCGCCATTTGGTAAAGTTAGTTATGATGATATAGTAAAGTTTTCAGAAACATTGAATTTATATAATATAAATGAAAATATAAAAATAATACCCTATGATCATCAAATAAAAATAATAGAACGTGCTTTAAACGGTAGAAGAATATCATTATTAGCATGTACAGCAGCGGGTAAATCATTATCAATTTATATATTAGTTAGATATTTAATGCAAATAGAAAATAGAAAGGTATTGCTTGTAGTGCCATCAACAAATTTAGTTGAACAAATGTTTTCTGATTTTTGTTATGATTATGGTTGGAAAGAAGCAGAAACCTGTTGTACCCGTATATATAGTAATTCCAAGGATAAATTAAAGAAAACTGAATTATTGCAATTGAAAAAATTAAACTTAAATGAATCTGTAATGTTAAAACAATTGACAATATCAACATGGCAAAGTTTACAAAACAAAGAAAAATCATTTTTTACATATTTTGATGCTGTAATAATAGATGAAGCACACACGACTAGAGGAGAAGAATTACGAGATATATTATCTAGTTGTATAAATGCAACAAATTTTAAAATAGGGTTATCGGGAACATTACCTGATGATGGATTAGATGCTGGATATATAGAAGGTGCAATAGGAAGAAAAGAAGATGTTGTACATTTACGGGAATTGATAGAGCAAAATATAATATCGCCAGTTGAAGTAAACGCTGTATTTGTACCATACGAGCATGATTTGCGGCCAATGATATGTGGATTACAATATAAAACAGAATATAGTGCATTAATGAATAATAATTCTAGAAAGCAAGTTATGGATATATTGATAAAATCTGGTCAAATAAATATAGATCATAATATAGTAATGTTATATAAAAATATAGTACCATTAGAAGAGATGCATTTATTTTTGAAAGAACGATATCCACAATTTAAATATCATATTATACAGGGTGATATAACCACTGAAGATAGAGAAAAAATAAGAAAATTATTTGAACAGAGTACTGGAAATTTCATGCTTGCGACATATGGTTGCATGAAACAAGGTGTTAATATAAAATTATTACATGATGCTATTATGGCAGAGTCAGCAAAAAGTAAATATGTGATAATGCAAACATTAGGAAGAACAGTTCGAAAGCATAAAGATAAAAAATGTGCTAGAATATTTGATATTGTGGATGATGCATCATACTACACAAAACCCAGAACTGGGTATCCACAATTAAAAGAAAATTATATGGTAAAACACTATAAGGAAAGACAAATATATTATGCTGAAGAAAACATTCCAATAAATGAAATAAGATTAGATGGTCTCATGAGTGCTACAATAGATGTAGATTCGTTAAAGAAGAAAAAAGCAGATGCGATTAATAAGATGAATACAAAAAATAAAATTAATACTAATACATATAAAAAGAAATTTTTTAGGTAAAAACAAATGTGCAAAACTTTTTGTTCATATCCATTTATACAATTAAATATAACACCATATGTTATTACACCATGTTGTGCAACATATTATGATGAAAAAACAAAAAATGATACTATGTATAGATCTATGCTTTTTAATGTAGCATGGAATAGTCCAGCGTGGATAAAATTTAGGGAAAAAATATTACATGATGATTATTCTAGTTGTCAAAATTGCACAATTTATAAAAATGCTAATAGTCGGTTTATTACAATTGAACAATTTTCAAAAAAGTATCCCGAATATAAAAATGCTATGATAGATGCATTTAAAACAGGACATTATAATATAAAATATCCATATATTCTTGAATTATCTTTTGATCCTACATGTTCATTAAAATGTATAACGTGTCGTGATGATATAATAAATAATAATTATACAGATAATAGAACAGTTTCTGTTCATAATGATTTTATTTATAATAAATTATTTGATTATTATAAAAATGTAAATGGTTTAATAATTGGTGGTGATGGTGATTCTTTTACATCAAAACATTATTTGAATATATTAAAAACTGATTTATCGAAATATAAATTAAAATTTATAAATATTATGACTAATGTACAAAATTTTAATGAAAATACATTTAATAAGATACATCCTAATAATATTCCCCTATTAAATAAAATATCAATATCAATTGATGCTATTAATAAAGAAACCTATGAAAAGGTGAGAAGAAATGCTAAATATGATATTTTGTTAAATAATTTAAAATTTTGCCATAAATTGTTATTAGATGGTACTATTAAAAAATTACATTCTACATTTACAATATCAAAAGAAAATGTTAATGAAATATTAGAATTTCCCGATAAGTATATCCCTTATGGATTTACTTCATTTGAGTTTAATTTTGCTGATTTTTGGGATTTTAGGTGCAAAGATGATTCATATGTTATTCCATTGAATAAAAGATCTGATATAATAGAAACAATAAATCAACTTAAATTGCGTACTGATGTTGATATTCACTAAAAAATATACTATATTTATAACATGAAAAAAATTTTAATTGTAAATACAAAGACTTCTTTTATAAATTATACTGTAGGAAAAACATATAAATTTATAGGAAATTTATCATTATCTGATGTTATATATTTTAAAAAGAATAATACATATTCTACTTGGCAATTTTATACTGGATTTGAAATATATGATACGGTTGATCATTTAAATATTCATGAATATATAAAAGAAAAATCTAATTATGATATATATGAAATAAATGTTATTGGAAATATAATATCAGATTTAAAATATATTACGGATGAATTTAGTATAATACGAAAATTAGAACCTTCAGAATATAATCAGTATTCTAGTAATAACACAACATTTGATATTGATGGAAATATAACTTCATATCATAATTGCATAACCAAAAATGAAGATGAAATAATATATTGTGATTATGATAAAGAAGACAAACTTATATGTAAGTGTTATAAAGATGATGCAAATAACATAAAATTAAATATTAAATATTCATATAATGAATCTGGTAATATTATAAAAGAAGATTATGGTGATTATTTTATAACATATGAATATGATTATAATAAAAATTTAATATGTAAAAGGACATCAGATGATGATGAGTCTGATATAAATTACTTATATTTATATGATGAAAATAATAATATTATATCCTATCGTAATAATAATGACGATTGGGTTAAATTTGAGTATAATTCTGAAAACCAACAAACAAAATTTGAAAACAACTTTGGATATTTTGAAAAATATACTTATGAAAATAATAACATAGTGCAAATAAAAAATAGTAATGGAAAAATATATAAATATACATATGATGCTGATAATAACTTAATCGGTTATAATACCGATAAACTATCATTTTCAATTGAAATTAAATAAGGAGACAATATGTCGGAAAACACAAGAGAAATAACAATAGAAGAAGCTAAGAAACTTTATAATTCATCCGAAGAAGCTAAAACAATAATGCTTTCTAAATTTACTAAAGATGAATTAGAAGGTAAAAAAATTCCTACACAAGAAGAATTTAATAAATTCTTTGAAGAAAATATTTTATCTACAATTAATTATTCTAAAACTATTTTTTTAGATAGTAATATTCATATGTCAAAAACACCAACAAGTAGAATTTTATTAAAAAATTCAGATGGTAAATGGTTATTTGATTATGATTACGATAAGAAAAATTCATATTTTGAGTATTCTTATTCTCGCGTTTCTACCATTATTATAAATAAATTTCATTTACAAGATGATGAAATACCGATACTTATGAAAAGTCTAGTAGAGAAGCACTTCAATTTATATGGTGTTACACCGTGCGCTGAAGGTCATTGAAACTTTTCAAATGGTAAAAAAAGTAATTCAGTTTACATTGTATTACACCAGATCATAATATTTAAGTATTTAATAAAACAATAATTTTATTATACAACAAGGATTCATAATAATGATAAAAATACATTTAGAAAAAGTAATATTTAGAAATTTCATGTCATATGGAAATACTGTTAATGAATTCGTATTTAAAGATGGTTTATTATGGCTTAATGCAGAAAATGGATTTGGAAAATCTACGATAATAGAAGTATTAACCTTTGTGTTATTTGGAATATCATATCGAGGCGGAAAACTATCTGATTTAAGAAATTCAAAAAATAAAAATTCAGAATTATATACAGAATTACATTTTACATCAGAAAATGCTAATGTAATAGATAAATATAATATAACGAGAACAATATCACCTAAAGATAAAACTAATTTTTCAATAACTAAAAATGATGAAATAATTGGTAAAAAAACGGGTGTTACACAAAAAGAATTTGAAGATAATATTTTAGGTTTTAATGTTATTTTATGGAAAAATGTAATAGCACAAAATACACAAGAAACCAAACCTTTTATAGATATGCCAGCAGCAGAAAAACGAACATTATTAGAATCAATAATATCAGTATCTGTTGATAAATGGAAAAAAGGCAATGCTAAATTTTCTAGTAAATCAAGTATTGAATTTGATCTAGCTACCAGTGATTTTTCAAAATATAGTAAAGAATTAGTAGATTTAGATAATATAATAGCAATGATGAAACAAGAACGCGAAAATACATTAATAATTAAAAAAAATGAATTAAATGAAACAGAACATATTTATACAGTAGCATGTAATGAAATAACTGATATCAAAAATACTTTAGATATTACCGAAAAAAAATATATTGAAACTCAACAGTATGTTGAGCAATTAAATAAAATAAAAAATAAAATAAATGAATTAAATAAAACATCATCAATATTTGAACCATATTATATAGAGTGTGATAAATTAAATACAACATCATTAACATATACAACTATTGAAAATGAATGTAATATATTATTAGATGAAAAAACAGAAGATAATATTAATGATATAAATAAAAAAATATTGTTTATAAATAATGAAATAAATGATTATGTTGGTAAAATAAATGAATTAAATGCACGAATAAATATAAATAGTAATGCGAGAATTAAAGTAGAAAATGAAGCATCAAATGTAAAAGTTGGTATTCCATGTAAAACATGTGGAAAATTATCAACAAATGATGATGTTGAACCAATAAAAGCAGGATTAAGAGAGGAATGGAAACAATACAATAAATTTGTTAAAGAAGATGAAAAAAGGAAAGAAACATTAGAGATTACTCTAAATGAAAAAAAGAAAAATATTGATGAATTATCATTACTATTATCTCCTTTACAACAAAGATTATCATTTATAAATGATAGAATTAAGAAAAAAAATGAAATATCATATGAAATAAGGTTAATTCAAAATAATATAACTAGATATAAAAATATAATAGGTAATTTATCACCAGATGATGTTAAAGGTGAATTAAATATTAATCAAGAACAAGAAAAACAATTATTAAAACATACAACTGATGTGGAATCTATAAATTCTCTATATTGGAATACAAAAAATAAATATAATATTGAATTACAAAATTCAGTTAACATAAAAAACGGAATTGATAAATTAAAAAATGAAATACAAAAAATTGAAAATAATATAAATAATGATTCTTTTACTATGACCGTAGCAAAAAGAAATGAAACGGAAATGAATATTAAATTAGCATCAGAAAGAATGGAAAGTTCTAGTGATGATAAGTTAGTAGCTGATTATATAAATGAGCTTTGTTCTGATAATGGAATGAAAAAATTAATATTTGGTATGTTTGTACCTGCATTTAATAAAACCGTAGCTAAAAATTTAAATAGATTTGGATTACCATATACAATTGAATTTAGTGATAGTATGGAGTTTTCTTTTAGAAGTGGACCCGGTTTATCACCAACATATGTTATGTTATCTCAAGGACAAAAAAGAAAAATTGGGTTTGCTATATCTATGGCATTTAGAGATTTTATATCATTAGTTGGTAATTTTGCGGTTAATATATTATTTCTTGATGAAGTATTGGATATATCAACTGATAATACTGCATTGCGAGAAATGTTAGAATTAGCTAAAGATTTATGTAAAGATATTGGTTCTATTTGTGCAATAACACATAGAGGTAATGTTGTATCAGATATGTTTGATTTTAAACAAAATGTATTAAATGATGGATTATATTCATCTTTAAGTGAAGTTGATGTATTATAAATAAGGAGACAATATGACAGAAAATACAAGAGAAATAACACTAGAAGAAGCAAAGAAACTATATAATTCTTCTGAAGAAGCAAAAACAATAATGCTTTCTAAATTTACTAAAGATGAATTAGAAGGAAAATACATTCCTACACAAGACGAATTTAATAAATTCTTTGAAGAAAAAATATTTACTTTAATTGATTATTCTAAAACTAAGTTTTTAGATAATAATGAACATGTTTCAAATACACCAACAAGTAGAATTGAATTAAGAAATTCAGATGATAAATGGTTATTTGATTATGATTACGATCAGAAAAATCAACATTTCTATTATTCTTATAATTGTGTTTATACCATTTTTATGAATAAATTTTCATTGCAAGGTGTTGATAGGCATAGACTTATTAAAAGTCTGGTAGAGAAACATTTCAATTTACATGGTATTACACCGATCAATGTAAACATAATCGGGAGCCACACGGTAGAGAAACATTTCAATTTACATGGTATTACACCTGTTTGGACGCTTTAATTCCGTCAAATCTAGGTAGAGAAACATTTCAATTTACATGGTATTACACCGGATTCGAGAAATTCGCGCACGGCCTGGTGGTAGAGAAACATTTCAATTTACATGGTATTACACCAAAAAGTCAGTATATTGCAACTGACTTTTAGGTAGAGAAACATTTCAATTTGCATGGTGTTATACCTTACATGATAAATTAATAAATATTAAATAAGGAGACAATATGTCCGAAAACATAAGAGAAATAACACTAGCAGAAGCTAAGAAACTTTATAATTCTTCTGAAGAAGCTAAAGCATTCTTGCTTTCTAAATTTACAAAAGATGAATTAGAAGGTAAAAATATTCCTACACAAGAAGAATTTAATAAATTCTTTGAAGAAAATATTTTATCACAAATTGATTATTCTAAAACTAGGTTTTTAAATGATGTGTTTTTAGATGGTATTGGATATATATCAACAATTTCAGAAATACCAACAAGTAGAATTGAATTAAATAATTCCGATAATAAATGGTTATTTGATTATAATTATGAACAGAAAAACAGCAGGTTTTTTTACTCTTATAAACGGGTTTATCTCATTTTTATGAAACAATTTTCTTTGCACGATGTTGATAGAAATAGACTTATGAAAAGTCTGGTTGAGAAACACTTCAATTTGATGAATACTCAACCTTTACGGAACCAATAGTGATTTCCGTTGTTTTAATTTAAATAATTATGTAATAACACGAAAACATAGTTATGGTATATATTTATCATATATTATTTATTTTAATATAATTTTTATATTAAAGGTAATAATATATGAAAATAGCTGGAATAGATCCTTCTATAAATTCTACTGGAAAAGTAATAATGGATTTAGATGATGATCTAAATATTAAAAATATTGAATTTTATGGATATACCACAGGAATAACCAAGGGGTTTGAAAAAAATAATGTGCATATATATCCATTATGTAGAAATTATGAAAAAATGCAAATTTTAGAAAGACAAGATGTTGCATATAATATATTAAATAAAGATATGGAGGATGTTAAATTTATATCTTTTGAGGAATATGCATTTTCAAAAGGTTCCAGTGGGCGAGTATTTCAAATAGGTGAATTTTGTGGTGGATTAAAACGGTTTTTTTATGATCAAGGCAAGGGTATTGTAGTATATGGAATAAACCAAATCAAACGGTTTGCTACTGGAAATGGAAATGCCGATAAGATAATGATGTGCCAAGCATTTAAAGAAGAATGGGAATCAATATACCCAGAACTTTTTGATAATTGGACAACGTATAATTTTAAGCAATATGAATCTCCTCATTCTGATTTATGTGATGCGTTTTGGATGTGTGAAATATTAAGAAATCATATTAAATATGATATATTAGGTGAAAGTAGTTTAGATAGTAATAAAATAAAATTATTAACATGTAGCACAACAAAAAAATCAAAACCATTAATTTCACATGATGTGATTATTAAAAAAGCATAAATATGTTATGCAATTCTAATTAATAAAATAAACATTGACTATAAATTAATAATTACTTATATTATTGATATATTTAAAATAAGGAATTATTATGCAGAATTGTACAATAAGTATTCAATATAAAAATCAAGATCAAGAAAAATTGGAATATATTGGTGGAAAATCGGATTGGATTGATTTACGTTCTAATGAACAAGTTGTATTAAAAACTGGTGAGTTTAAATTAATAGATTTGGGTGTTGCTATGAAATTACCCCGTGGATATGAAGCACATGTTGTACCAAGAAGTTCAACATTTAAAAAATATGGTATTATACAAACAAACCATATGGGTGTAATTGATTGTAGTTATTGCGGAAAAAACGATTGGTGGAAAATGCCAGTATATGCTACCCGAGATACTATTATAGAAAAAGGTGATAGAATTTGTCAATTTAGAATAGTTGAAAACCAACCTAATTTAATTTTTATAGAATGCTCATTGGGGGATACTGATCGTGGTGGATTTGGAAGCACAGGAACAAATTGATTTATTATTTTTAAAAGAAATGAAATCTCATTATGAACGCTCATTAACTGATATTACCGATTATCAATATTTAGGTATAATGATTAATGATTGGATTTCAGAATTAAAAAATAAAACTAAAACATTATAATATGTATATAGGAATAATTAAATGGTAAAAAAAGTATTAAAATCCGATAAACCGATATCAAAAACATTTTCACCACCAATAATAAACTATCCTAATTCAACAAATAGATTATTATTGATTGATTGGGCATCATTATCGTATCATAAGATATTTTCAATGAATACAGAAAAGAATAGAGCTAAATTGGGATTAAATGATGCCAATGGTGAGTTAATTGTGTGGCGTTCGCATATGATTAGTTCTATTATGTCATATATACGATTATTTAATCCTAAAAATATTATTTTTGCGTTGGAAGGTCATAATGTATGGCGAAAGCAATATGTTAAAGATTATTATAAAGAAAATACAAAAGTATATTATGATGATAAATCATATTATGTACAATCTGATAACAAGGCATTTAAAGTTACTAAAATAGATACTGATTTTAATATTGTTTCACTCTCACCAGAAAACTTTTCATTATTTGATCAATTACCATATAAAAAATTGGGCGAATTAAAACAATCTAAACAAGATATGTTATGGGATGTATATGATACTTCTGGTAATCCAATTTTAGCATCATATAAGGGAACCCGAGGTAAAAATTTCTGGCCATTTAAAATGGATAAAAAAGAATGGAGAACATATAAAGATGTGTTCTGTGGTGAAATTTCTCCTATATTTAGATCAAAAGCTATAGGTGTTGACGAAGCTGAAGGCGATGATGTATTATATAATGGTGCAAAATATTTAAGTAAAAACTATGAATCTGTTATAGTAATTACTGGTGATTCTGATATGTCACAGATAGATATACCAAATGTAAAAATATTTAATCATAGAACTAATAATTTTGTTGAGTGTATATCACCAACCAATTATTTAAATGCTAAAATTTTAGCTGGTGATTCTAGTGATAATATAAAGGGTATGGCATTATTTGATACTAAAAAGAATAGATTAAAAACAAATCTTGTTGGTGAAACTGGTGCAATTAAAATGCTTGAAGAATGCCAAAACATATACGAAAAAGCTAAATTAGAACATTGGGATAATCAATATATACGTAATAGAAATTTAATAGATTTATCATGTACACCAAAAACAATTAGTACAAAAATAATTGATATATTAAATGAACCATATCCAAATATTATAGAACCAACTATGTTATCTAAATATGGTATTCGCGATATAGTAATTGATGATATTAACAAATTAAAAGAAAGTGGATATTATACATTTTATGATGATACATATTTAAATGAACATCCAAATATTTTTACCGTGAATGATAAAAGTACAGCAGTAGATTCAGAAGAATATGTATATGATAGAATATTTGAAAATATTGATAATTTATTTGATAGACCAAATTTTGATCCATTAAATATATAAAATAATATAATTTATACTATACATAGTCTAATTACATAGGAAATATAGTTATGGATCAAAAAATAAATTGTTTATTACAGGTAAAAGGAAATAGGAAATTAGATTTAATCGAATGGATAGAATATCATATTGCATTAGGTTTTAATAAAATTTATGTATTTTCTTATGAAAATAAAGACTGGTTATCATCGGTAGTAAAAAAATATAATAATGTTATATTATTAAATATTGATGAAAAATGGAAAAGTAAAAAAGTAATTTTAGAATCTTTTATAAAAAGACAAAAAGAAATATCATGGACTATGATATTGGAAGATAATGAATTTGTTTATGTAGATCCAACAAAATATACTAGTTTATCTCATTTTATTTCTGTTGTTAATCAATATGCTGATGCTGTATCATTAAATATTAATTATATATCATCAAAAGATGG